CCAACAGGTGCTGCGTCTACTGTAGCAGGTCCAACGGGCCCAACTGGCGCAACAGGTGACACAGGTGCGGTTGGCCCAACAGGTGCTGCGTCTACTGTAGCAGGCCCAACGGGACCAACCGGCGCGATAGGTGATACAGGCCCAACAGGTGCGGCTGGTCCTACTGGCCCTACAGGTGATACAGGCGCAACAGGTTCAGTCGGACCAACGGGTCCAACAGGTGATACTGGTGCTACTGGTGCAGTTGGTCCCACAGGTCCGACGGGTGGTACTGGTGCTACTGGTGCAGTTGGTCCCACAGGTCCTACAGGTGATACTGGTGCCACTGGTGCGGTCGGCCCCACAGGTCCAACTGGCGCTGCATCTAATATCGCAGGGCCTACTGGCCCCACAGGGGCTGTTGGTCCAACTGGCGCTGCTGGTTCAGGCACTGGTGATGTTGTCGGTCCTTCTTCATCTACAGACAATGCGTTAGCACGATTCGACAGCACTACTGGCAAGCTGATTCAGAACAGCATCATGACACTTGGTGATGATGGTCAGCTTGAGAATGCTGCGTTTTTGCGATTGCAAACATCACCCGGAGTGACGCCTACCTTAGCAGGTAGTATTGCTTGGGACGATGGTGACGGTACTCTGTCAGTGATTCTCAAAGGTGGCAATGTCACTTTGCCCATCGGTGAAGAGAATGTCGTACTAAGTTACAACGGCTCTGGCGCTACGATCCCTGCGGGCAAGATCGTTGCTGTGTCAGGCGCGCAAGGGCAGCGGCCTTCGATTGTTTTAGCTGACGCCGACTCAGAGCCACTATCTGCCGCGACGCTTGGTGTCACAGCAGAATCTATCGCCAACGGCGCAGAAGGTTTTGTTACAACCTTCGGTGTTATTCGTGGCATCGATACCAGTACATTCACTGCCGGTGATGATGTTTATCTCTCACAAACTGCTGGTGCGTTTACAGCTACCCGTCCAGTCGCCCCCGCACACACAGTGTTTATGGGCTGGGTTATTAAAGTACACGCGTCGAGTGGTGAAGTTTTCCTGAACATCAACAATGGTTGGGAACTTAACGAGCTACACAACGTAAAAATCACTACACCGACAGCAGGCGATCTATTGATCTACGATCAGACTGCGGGTTACTGGGAAAACGCAAAACTCACGGCAGGCACTAACGTCACAATCACTAACGCAGATGGATCAATTACGATTGCAGCAGCAGGTGATTTTGTAGGCCCAGCAAGTGCTACTGACAATGCGGTTGTCCGGTTTAATGGCACAACGGGCAAGTTAGTAAAGAACAGCGGTGTGTTAATCGCGGACGATGGTACGACAGTCATCTCCGCCAACTCTGCTACAGACGCACTCCGCATCACACAGACAGGCGCAGGTAATGCGCTGGTGGTAGAGGATTCGACTAACCCTGATGCTACGCCGTTTGTGGTGGATGCGACAGGTAGAGTATTGATTGGTGCTACATCAACTACTGACACACCGCCATTTCAAGTTAATTCACCTGCCCTTGCGCCAGCAAATTTTAATGCGTGGAGAGCCTCTGCAAATGGAGCGGGGGTAAGTTTTAGACACAGCAGGTCTGATACCGTTGGGACACAAGCAAGTTTGATTGATGGTGATTCTTTTGGTTCGCTTAATTTTGCAGGTAGCGATGGAACATCGTTTGTTACGGGCGCTGCGATTTTTGTTAATGTTGACGGCACTCCCGGAACTGGCGATATGCCGGGTCGGATTGTTTTTAGCACTAGACAGTCTGGTGGGAGCGGTACGACAGAACGGATGCGGATTGCATCTAATGGAATCATTACTATCGGCGCAGTCCCCGGCTCAGAATCCCTGCGTGTCGTGCCTACTGCCAGCGCAGTTAATTATGTTCAAGCCACAGGATCAGCTACAGGCAATGCAGTAGCTATATCTGCACAAGGCTCCGACACCAACATCAGCATAGCGCTGACTCCTAAAGGTACAGGTGCAGTTAATTTTAGCGGCGCTGTAGGCGTAGGAACAGCCGGTTCGCCAAGTTACGGTACAGCAGGTCAGGTTTTAACTTCTCAGGGGAGTGGCTCCCCACCAGTATGGTCTGCTTCTTCTGGGTTGCCTTCACAAACAGGTAACGCAGGAAAGTATTTAACTACTGATGGTTCAACTGCATCATGGGCTGATATTGCTGGTGCGTTAGCAACGCCTACATTTACTGCATCAACTACAACGCCAGCAAGCGGCGCGACAATCTCTGTCACCATTACAAATTACAACGCGGCGTACACTTATACGATAGCCGTATCTGGCGGTAGTTATACGTTCAATTCTGGTACTGGTGTAATTTCTTGGACAGTTCCTATTGTTGGCTCGGTAACTTCAGCAAGCCTTACAGCGTTTGCTCGTTCTGGTGTTCAAAGTAGTTTGGTGGGAACACAGACCGTTAGCGTACAAGCGGCATCTGGTACTGATACTATTTCAATTACCAATTTTGCTTCCAATTCATTTGATTATGGATGGACTATCTAAATGCAATCAAGTCAAACAAATGCAGTTTGGGCAAGCCAAACATCATCACAAACCGTTGGTCTAAATAATTGGGCGCAATATCAATTGTCGTTACAAGGCAGTTCGTACAAATTTCAAATCAATTCGGCGGCTACTACATCGACAAATCTTCAGTATTACACCAATCGCGAAGGCGTTGATATTATTGCTGGCGATTCGATTTTGTTAAGCACAAATGGCAGCACTTTTACAAGCGGTACAGCAGGTGTAGTAAATTTTGTGGCTGGTGCGGCAACGCAATTATCTAGTACTGGTTTTAACAACCAGTTAACACCAAATTTAAACGCAAATTTAACAGCAGGTTCACCATATATGAGTCCAGATGGACGAAATTTTTATACGTCTGCATTAACAAATTCAAATACTAGGGTGACGATTTATCAATTTGCATTATCAACACCATTTGATATTACTACGTTAACTTATACAGGCAAAAGCGCGTTTGTAACAAAAGCAGCAACAAACTCCAATCCTGATAGTTTTACGTTTAAACCAGATGGATCAATTTTATATGTTTCTCTTTCTAATGGTGCTACTACTAGCAATACGTTTAGATCATATGCTTTAAGCACTGCATGGGATATAACAACAATTGGTTCTTCACCAAATAGTCAGGTTACGTTAACCTACCCTTCTACAACATCACCTTGGGGTGTTGCTGCTGGCGGTGCTGGTTATGGACTTATTCAATTTAGTCCAGACGGAACAAGATTAATTTGTTGCAATACAAACTCATATACAAATTCGACAAGTCTTGGCGGGAATTTAGCCATATACAATTTATCGGTTCCTTGGGTAGCAGGGTCTTTAACTTTAACAAGTACAAATTGGACAAATTCTAGCCAAGCATTTTTTGGAACATCAAGTGCCGTTCCATTTGGATGTTGGTTTACTCCAGATGGAAGAAAAATTATATGGGGAGCAACAAATGCAAGTGGTCAAGTATTTGTGGTAACTTTAAATTTAGGTGCGGCATGGACTTTAGGCAATGGATTAACAACTTTTGCTATAAATTCCGTAAGTAATAGCGGAATGTTTGTTACAACTGTTCCGAGAGTTCAAGCATATTTTGATGCGAATGGAACTAATTTTATTGTTAATCAAGCAGACGGAACCGGTGCGCGGGTCATATCTTCCGGCAATGATCTTTATGGTAAATACAACGTCAACATTTCTGGGTTTAGTTTAGGGTCAGCACCAACATTTGCATATAACGCTGCACCAACTGTTCGGGTAGATGCAGAAACAACCGCAGCGCGGATAAGTTTATTTCCGTATCAAACCTACATGGCATCATCAACAACTAGCCAAGCAGTAATTTACAAGCCTACATCTGGTTATGTAATAGCAGGTGACACCATCTTGTTAAACGGAACTACGCCAGTTGTTACAACGTCAGTAACCGAAGGAACAAATCTTGGTGTTGCTGCTGTTCCAATTAGCACTGCTGCAAATAGAACATACGCAAGCAAAACATTTGGTTTGCCTACTACAAGTTTTGTAAATAGTATTCGAATTTCGCCGGATGGTGGAACATTAATTGCTGGTTTAAGGCTAGGCACATATGGCACTGGTCTTTATCAATATACACTTACAACGCCATTTGACATTAATACAGCAACATTTCAAAATAAATTTGCACTTTGCAATCAAGATGGTATTGCATGGACTAACGGCATTGCTTTTGATATAACGCCTGATGGAAGTAGATTAATTTTATTAGGTGGATATTTATCAGGACAAACTTCTAGTGCTTCTTTAATTATGCGCGAATATACCATGTTGCAAAATTGGGATATTACAACGCTCAATCCAACTAATGTAACGTGGTCAACAAGTTTAACTAATTCTTCGGCAGTAGCAGCAACTTGCGTTAGATTTGTTCCAAATGGAACTCAATTTGTTTGGGTATATAACGATGTTCCCAATGCTGGTTCAACAAATTATGTATATTATGTAAATCTCGGCACAGCATATCGGATTTCAACTGCTAGTGCGGGTCCAGGAACATTATGGGCATCTACAGTTAGTACTGTTGGCGCGGTGCAATCCGTAACCTTTACTCCAGATGGATTAAACATCATTACACAAGGATTGATTACTGTATCCAATACGCTTGGAACAGCAAATAACATGGCAACCGCTACGACTACAAACAACCCCAATAGCGGTGCAACTAGATGGGCGTGGCCTGCTGGAACTATGGGAAGTAGCGCAGCCGCAGCATATGGTGGGGAATTTTCACCCGATGGAACTAAATATTATGTAATAAATGGCGATGGCAATAACGTACCAACAGGTTACAACAACATCTGGCAGTTCAATGTAATGGTAATTCCACAGACTTCCTATACCTGCAATTTTGCAACACAAGGTTCTGCGCCAACATCAATTGTTATACCTGATCGCAGTGTCGCACAGTCAATTACTACGTCATTATCTGGTGGCAATATGGTGTTTGCTTCGTCTGCTGTAGGAACAAATGCTCGCGCTATTGCTACAAAAATTACTGCTCCCGGAAACTATACGACAGTTACAAACGCTACGTTTACTTTGACCCGATCTTAAAGGTGCGTCATGTCAGAAAACATTTATAGAGAAACAAGTAACTACGCTAATGGCGTTATATTTTTAGATTGTCATGGGCATCAAGCATGGGTCATGGATTATTCGCAAGAAATTCATAGCCTAATGGACATTCAATTAATACAAGGTAGTTTGACTGTTGCCGCAAATGATGTTGAAACGGTTATAAACAGCAGCAATTCTTTAGTGCAATTTAACGAAAACGATAAAATAAAATTGACTATATTAGAAGATGATACGATTTATAAAATGCGTTGGGCGGTTAAAAATCCACCAGCAGAACCGATTGAAGAAACTACGGCAAACGAGCAAGTAAACCCGGCTTAGGAATAAATTTATGAAAATAGCCGTATACGCGATCAGTAAGAACGAAGCACAGTTTGTTCAGAGGTTCTGTGAGTCGGCGAAAGACGCCGACTTGGTGTTGATAGCCGACACGGGGTCTACCGATGAAACAGTGGAGTTGGCTCGTCAAAATGGCGCTGTTGTTCATAATATCTGTGTGTCACCTTGGCGCTTTGATCGTGCTCGGGACACTGCTTTGGCCCTGATACCACGGGAATACGATGTCTGCATCTCGCTGGATTTGGATGAGGTGTTGGAGCCCGGGTGGCGTGAAGAGATCGAGCGTGTATGGCAAGAAGGCACAACGCGGTTACGCTATAAGTTCGACTGGGGTTGCGGCATCTCATTCTTCTACGAGAAAATCCACCACCGCCATGGCTATCACTGGCATCACCCAGTGCACGAATATCCTGTTCCAGACGGACGGATTACCGAAGTCTACGCGCATACAGACAAGTTACTGGTCCGCCATTTGCCAGACCCATCAAAGAGCCGTGGGCAGTACTTAGACCTACTGAAACTGGCGGTAACTGAAGACCCGCATTGCCCCCGTAACGCTTTCTACTACGCTCGTGAGCTGACCTTCTACAGTATGTGGGGCGAGGCAGTAGTGGCGCTGTTTAAGTACCTCGACAATCCCAAAGCTAACTGGCCGAACGAGCGGTGCTACGCCATGCGCCTACTGGGTAGGTGCTATGCCGAGCTGAAGGTAGAGGCACAAGAAATCGAGTGGCGGCTGAAGGCCGCGCGGGAAGCTCCAAACACCAGAGAGCCTTGGGTAGAGTTAGCACAATATTACTATTTGAGAGCAAAATGGCAAGAATGCTTGTCAACTGCCGAGCAAGCACTTACCATCAAAGATAAACAAGCGGTGTACACCATGGACCCTTCCGTATGGGGAGCGAAACCTTTCGATCTTGCGGCAGTTTCTGCATATAATCTGGGCCTGTACGACAAGGCGCTCATGTATGGTGAATCTGCGGTGGAACTAGCCCCAGAGGACGAGCGGTTGTCATCTAATCTGGCTTTCTACAAAAAAAGGTGTAGTGATGAACTCGTCGGAACAAGCGACTGAAAGTGCGACAACAGTCGCAGCAAAACTAGGCCCCCCAGCGACAGTCTCGCTAGCAACAGTCATGGGTGTACAGGTCAGTGATCTTGTCCTGTGGGCGACGCTGATCTATACCGTCTTGTTGATCGGCCATAAGGTTTATCAGATATATAAAGACGTAACGCGCAAGGACGACACGGAGGAATAAATTGACCCGCTAACCCTTCTAGCCGCAGCCAACGCAGCAGTAGCCGCAGTTAAGAAAGGGTGTGAGTTATATAAACAGATCAAGGGCGCAGCAGGTGATGTGTCCGATGTGTTGAAAGACTTAAAGGAGCAATACGAAAAAATAACAAGCCCGACACCAGTACAAAAGCAGCAGTATCACGCTGAGGTGCAACGGGTGCAGGAGATAGCTAAGGCTGACCCAAACGATGTCTACACTGACATAGGCAATCAGTTGGGTACGTTGATGGACTCGTATGACGCAATCAGTAAGTTGTTCTTGAAAGAGCAATTAGACGCTAAGCAGGTGTACAAAGGAGATGAAAGCGTCGGCAGGCGGGCGCTGAAACGAATATTGATCACGTCGAGGTTGGACTCTATGCTGGCTGAAATTAGAGAGACGATGGTGTATAAAGCCCCGCCGGAGTTGGGGTCGCTGTGGAGCAAATTTGAGGAGATGTGGCAACGCATCGTTGCCGAGCAAGAGGAAGCCCACGCAGAAGAACTTAGACTGGCTCAAATAGCAAGATGGCGACGCAAAAGAAGAATAGCGGAAATAAGAGCCAAGGTAGTGTGGGTTTCGGCAGTGGTTTTCGTAGTAGCGTGGGCAGTGGGACTCCTATGGCTGACGACAAAAAGCGCGACGCAGAGGATGTCCCTTGGTCTTTGATCACGGTAGTGCTGGCTGTGATCTTAATGTTCTTTATTGTCATGCCCATCTTAGCGTTTATGTACTACGACATGTACTACGCTACCCAAGCGGCAATACATGAAGTCAGGAAGATGCGGGAACTGCGCAAGGAAATACAGATTGAGAGGATGTACGGACAATGATCACCCTCGCACAATTTAAGAAGTTCGCTCCCAACACCAAGTACGCTCAGCAATGGTACGACACCCTGTTTGGCCCCCAGACCGAATTGGGTGGTAAATCCCTCCTCGACGAATATCAGATCAATACTCCCAAACGCGTGGCGGCATTCTTAGCACAATGTTCGCACGAGTCGGGTGGATTTGTGTTTGTGTCTGAAAACCTGAACTATTCAGCGTCTGGACTGATGCGGGTGTTCCCCAAGTACTTCCCGACCCAAGACTTAGCTAATGCCTACGCTAAGAACCCCAAGAAGATCGCCAGCCGGGTATACGCTAACCGGATGGGTAATGGGGATGAAGCGAGTCAAGAGGGGTACGTGTACCGGGGACGGGGCATCCTCCAGTTGACGGGCAAGGATAACTATTTTTGGTTTGCTGCGTCCTTAGAGATAACACCAGAGCAAGCCGCCGAGTACTTGGAAACATTCCAAGGGGCGGCGCAGAGCGCATGTTGGTTTTGGGAGGATAAGAAGCTCAATAAGTACGCCGACGAAGGTGACATCAAAACAATGACATTGAAGATTAACGGCGGGTATATTGGTCTAGCAGATAGGGAGCATCATTATGAAGTGGCGCTTAACATGTTTGGCTCTGGTACTCGTCTGGCTTAGCGGGTGTGATCGCTACCGATACGAGTGTCAGGACCCCGATAACTGGGAGAAGAAACAATGCAAGAGGCCATACTGCAGCAGCACAGGGACTTGCCCAGACCAACTTGTAAAACCTGAAGACGCGAAGGTGGAACCTAATGAACCCCCTAAAACTAATCAGCCAGTTTCTTGCCCTGAATCAGGAACAACACGATGCGGTAATTAAGTTTTGCATTGCTGTTACGTTCTGCTTCACTGTCGTCATGATGGTGGGAATTAGCTTGTACTCAGTAGTTTGGGTCACTCAACCAATGACGGGCATGGCTCCTGCCGACAAGCAGTTTTTCCTGATCTTGTCGGATATGAGCAAGTACATACTGGGTTCTTTGGCGACGTTGTTAGCGGTCAAGGGCAAGGACGCACTGCCTATGTTTACCCCGCCGGGGCTGTCTACCAAGGAAGAGCGTGAGGACAAGCCTACGCCGCCTGCGCCCAAAGCACCTGCACCAACCCATGCTCCAGTGCAGCGCACTGAGCCAACCATTGACCCACTTAGTTCCGCCCCGCCTATAGCAACAGGCTACGGCGGTAAACCTGCCCCAGTGCAACCACCTCACCCGGAGATATCATGATCCTACTCTACGCGCGTATGGTTTTAACCGTTCTGCTGAGCACCTTCTTGGTATTTCAGATTCACGCAGCAGAGACTAAGAAGGTCTGCCACATGGAGAAAGACCGCAAAGGCAAAGAGAACCAAGTTTGCCGAGAGGTCAAAATCCACAAAAAGCTAGACGGTACGAAGGTGCCAACTAAATGAATCCTTATTTTTTGATGGGGAGTTTCGTCGCTGTGATGGCTGCAGGGACGGCTGGTTACTTCAAGGGTTTTAGCGCAGGCGAGGCATTTATCCAGCAGCAGTGGGATAACCAGATGCGTCAGCTTGCCGAGGACCGTGCGAAAGAGCTAGAACTTACCAGAGAAAAAGAGCAAAATATGCAACAGGCTGCGGAAAATATCCGTCGGGAGAAAGAGCGTGAGATACAGGAAATTAGCGCCCGTGCTACTGCTTTGTCTAACAGCCTGCGCAACAGGCCGGAGCGTCCCGAGCGCTCCAGTGACAAAGGTACCGTGTCCAATCCCACCCCCGCTTGTAGTGGAGCGTCCGGCGCGGAACTGGCAAGGCGAGATGGAGAGTTTCTTGCAGGGTACAGTGCCGACGCCGCCAAGCTCTCCAAAGCCTTAGAGGCTTGCGAAGCACAGTACGCTAAAGTTCGAGAAGAACTTTCTAGAAGGTAGGACTCATTATGGCAGCACTCGTTATCAAGTCGTTCGCTGG